ATAGTTGAAAACGATAGAGCTGACTCTCTTTATATCATAAACGCTCCAAATGTATCAACTTCGGACGAAATTGTTGATGATTTGGATATGGCGAATTTGGATACTAACTATTCAGCAACCTATTGGCCTTGGATTCAAGTTAGAGATAACGATAACTCTACTCAACTTTGGTTACCACCAACAGGAGAAGTAGTGAAGAACATCGCTTTAACTGACAACGTATCTTATCCTTGGTTCGCAGTAGCTGGTTATTCAAGAGGTTTGGTAAACTCTATCAAAGCATATAAGAAGTTAACTCTTGATGAAAGAGATACATTATATAAGAACAGAATTAACCCAATTGCAACTTTCTCTGACACTGGTACTATTATTTGGGGTAACAAAACCCTTCAGGTTAGAGAATCTGCACTTGATAGAATTAACGTAAGAAGATTATTATTAAGAGCAAGAAAGTTAATTTCAGCAGTTGCTGTAAGATTGTTGTTCGAACAAAACGATGAACAAGTAAGACAAGAGTTCTTAAGGTTGGTAAATCCAATTTTAGAAGCAATTAAAAAGGAAAGAGGTTTATATGACTTCCGTGTAACAGTATCAAATGACCCAGAGGACATCGATGCAAATACACTTAGAGGTAAAATTTACATCAAACCTACTCGCTCACTTGAATTTATCGATGTTGAATTCATTATTACACCAACAGGTGCTTCGTTTGAAAACATCTAATCTAAAAGGAGATAAAACAAAGAAGGGGTTCCGAAAGGACCCCTTTTTTTATATGGACACCATTATGGTGGGATAGAAACGTTCCACGGGGAACCAAACTTTATAAAATTAATACCATTTTATTTTACCCAGTATTATACTAGTATATTCTAGTACTAGTTTTCTAGTATTTATTATTAATATTATTCATTCTAGTTCTTTTATCTGGTGCTCTAGGAAAAAATACGAAAAAAAATTGAGAAAAACAAGCTTGACACAATAATTAACCTAAAAAAATTATTTTCCGATTTCAACATATTTATAGGAAAGTAATAATTAAAAACTTAACAAATACAAAATGGCAGATTTATTAATGAAAATGCCGGTTCCTTACGAACCGAAAAGACAAAACCGATTCATTTTAAGATTCCCTTCATCATTGGGTATCAATGAATGGTACGTAACATCAGCGTCTAGACCTAAGGCTACGATTGCTGAAACAGAAATTCCGTTTTTAAATACATCAACATACGTTGCGGGTAGATTCAAATGGGAATCTATATCAGTTAAATTTAAAGACCCAATTGGTCCATCAGCCGCTCAAGCATTAATGGAGTGGTTCCGTTTACACGCGGAATCAGTAACAGGTCGTATGGGATACGCTGCTGGTTATAAAAAAGATATTGAACTTGAAATGTTAGACCCAACAGGTGTTGTGGTTGAGAAATGGATTCTTCAAGGTACATTCTTATCAGGTTTGGATTTTGGTACATTAGACTATAGCCAAGATGCGTTAGCTGATATCACTGCAACGATGAGAATGGATAGATGTATCCTTGTATACTAATATTCCAAATAAACATATAATCTGTCTTAAAGGGGTCGATTTCGGCTCCTTTATTTTTTGCCTAAACTTTACTTTATCGTAGTTATTGTATAATATTAATACTATGGAAGAATTAAGAATTGACCCAACTATTGCGTACGACGTTGTGGAGTTACCAAGTAAAGGTATTTACTACTCAACACAAAAAAAATCATTAAGAATTGCTTATTTAACAGCGGCAGATGAAAATATTTTAGCCTCACCAAATTTAATCCAAACAAATTCTTTGGTTACTGAATTATTGAAAAGAAAAATCTTAGATAAAGATTTTGATGTTGATGATATGGTCGAGGAGGATAGACAAGCGGTATTAATCTTTTTAAGAAATACAGCATTTGGTTCTGAATATAAAATGATTGTAACAGACCCAAAAACAGATAAGGAATTTACTTTTATGGCGGATTTATCGACACTTAAAATCAAAGATTTTAAATTAGAACCCGACAGTAATGGTGAATACAAGTATCTAATGAAAAAATCTAATGTTGATATCACCTTCAAATTTTTAACTAAGAAAAATGAATTAGAAATCGATAAAATAAGGGATAGTTGGAATGGAAATGGTGTTGCACCAATTATAACAAAACAACTTGAATTTATGATTAAATCGGTTGCAGGTAACAAAGACCCTATGAATATAAGAAATTTCATTGAAAGGTTACCAATCAAAGATTCTCAAGATTTTAGAAAATACATTTCTGAAAATAAACCGGCATTAGACTTAACACAAAAAATTATGACCCCTTCAGGAGAAGAAATCCAAGTTGAAATTGGGTTTGGGGTAGAATTTTTTCGCCCTTTCTACGGAATATAGGAAAGGAATGCTCGATGAGATTCTCTATCTCGTCAGAAGAGGTTTTTCATACAATGACATATTAACTATGCCTGTTTATGTAAGAAGATATTATATCAATTACATAATGGAAATAGAAAGTCCGAATTAATCTATTTATAGGTATGGCGAATATGGTTGATTATAGTAAATTCCCAAGTAACTTAGATTGGGCCTCATTCCAAATTGAATACCAAAAATCATTTTCAAAAGCGAATGGAGGTAAAACATTGGACCTTAACGATAAAAACGTTATGGAACAGATGAAAAGTGCGTTCGCAGGATACCAATCAACCGCCCCAAGTGCGGGTACAACTACAACAAAAACAACTAGTACAGGAGGAGGTATTGTAGGTGGAATAGTTGCGGGTATGAAAGAAATGGGTGTCGACCAATCAAATAGAGGTTTCGATACAAGAGAACGAATAGGGATTGAAGGTGTTTTGGGTACTGTAATCGATACTAATACCGGAAAATTAAAATCATTTTCAGAGATTATAGACAGTATTAAATCTGGAATTGGCGATGGTATTGTTCTACAACTTAAACAACAATCACAACTCCAAGCCAAAATCAATACTGAAACAGGACTAACAGGAGAATTATCCGAAAGTCTTAGAAGTTCAATTACTGAAGCATATCCTGCGGCGGTAAGATTGGGTTATTCGTTTGAAGATATTTCCTCAGCAATATCAAGTATGACTGCGGATTTAGGAAGATTTAGACTTCTTAATGAAGAAACTATGACCGATGTCGCAATGACAAGTAGAGTTTACTTTGACTCTATGGAAGAAGGTGGTCGAGCAGCAAACTCGTTTCAAGACGTTTCAGTCGGAGCTAGAGATGCAATGTTAACAATACAAAAGGCGGGAAAATCATCGTTAGAATTAGGTTTAAACGCAAAAACAACATCAAAAGATTTAGTTGCAAATATTGGTAAGTTAAACGAATATGGATTTAACAAGGGAATTGATGGTTTAAATCAAATGGTTCAAAAATCAGTATCTCTTAGAATGAATATGCAAAGTGTATTCACAATAGCAGAAAAAGTTATGGACCCAGAAGGTGCACTATCAATGGCCGCTGGATTACAAGCAATTGGTGGAGCATTTGGAACATTTAGTGACCCTATAAAAATGATGTATGATGCAACAAATAATGTTGAAGACTTACAAAATTCATTAATTGGTGCTGCTGAAAGTTTAGCAACATACAATTCAGAACAAGGTAGATTTGAAGTGTCGGGTGCAAACTTAAGAAGAGCACGAGCTTTAGCTAAAGAATTAGGTGTAGACTATAACGAACTTACAAAAATTGCCGTGAACGCCGCACAGAGAACATCTGCAGCCGCTGATATGATGGCGAATGGTTTAACATTTAAAAATGAAGAAGATAAGGAGTTTTTAACGAATCTTGCACAAATGAAAGACGGTAAGATGTCTATTGAAATTCCAAAAAATTTACAAAAAGAATTTGCAGGTGCAACATCTGTTGCATTAGAAGATATGACATCTAAACAATCTGAAACACTATTAAAATTCAGAGAAGAGTTTCAAGAAATGTCAACCGAAGATATTGCAAAAAAACAAGTAAGTTTAGTTGAAAATATTAATAGAGATGTAAACTTTTTAGCGGCACTTGCCAGAATTAGAGCAGGACAAACAGGTGAAAATTTAATAAAACAATTAGGATTTGACCCAGCAGCGGCAGCAAAAGAATCCGCAAAAATGGCCAATGCCGCCGCATCAGGTATTGAAGTAGTATCAACCGCAGTAAACGATGGTATCAGAACATTAACGAATGCAGATGCAAGAGAAAAGGCCGCAGCTAAACCTACTGAACAAAAATCAGTACCGGTAGCAGAGGCTGAGAAAGCAAAAGCAGATGCGGAAAAAGCTAAAGCTCAGTCACAACAACAAACACAACAAAAAACTCAAATTGATATGAACATCAAATCGAATGTAGATGGAGATTCAGTAAGGAGAGCGGTACTAAATGACCCAACAGTTGTAGATAAATTTTTCTCTGAATTTAGTTATACTTCATTACCAAAATAATAAAAAAATAAGATAAAACCTATTTATAGGAAACGTTAATAATGCCAAGTTACTTAGATTTCAACTCGACTAAAAATTTTAGGGATTACATATTAGGAAAAAACATATCTACTCCTAATGGTCCCCAAACATTTAATGCGAGTGGATACGATGTACAAAAGACATCAGACTATGCCGTTATTGACTCTGGTACAGTCGAAAACGACAGAGACAACCAGTTATCCCAAACACAAAATGGTAATATTTTTAAACCATTAGAATATACAATAACAGATGTTATTGACACATTACCAAGAAGAATTAATTTACAATTATACCCATATTTTACAGGTAATTTAAATCATAATATCATTGGAATAATGTCCACTGACAATTATGATAATGAATCCGAACTTTTTAAGTTTGCAGCTAACAATATTAGAAAAAATCCACAAGGACCTGTATTTGCAAGAATACAACAAAATTTATATGCATCTACGGTAGGTAGAGCAAGATTATCAGACGCATTAAATGGTAATACCGCAACTGCAATTAATATTCTTACAGGTAGAGAACCTTTAGTTGAATTCAATAATAAAATCACCGTTGCAAAGACATTAGCGGGTAAGGGTATTGATTTTTTACAAACAGTAGCGGGAGTTGAATTTCCATTTTCTGAAATACCCGGTGACTACCTATCAAACCCAAGAAATCCAATTAATGTAAGACCACAAGCAAAAAACGAATTACAAGCAATATATCAAGATGTTACTGGTGCAATTGGTTCATTGTTAGGTATTCAAAGAAGACCTAAGTTGTCAAGAAAACCTTCAGACTTATTGATTGAATATATGGGAGAGGGTCAAAGACAAAGATTATATGATTTAATCTCATATTCAAAATATGGACCAAATTACACCACAAGTGCAAGGTCACAGAATTCATCCAAACTATTCAATTTTGCTGATAAAATTGCGTCAGGTGCAAAGTCACTTTTAGGATTAGAAGCTCCAAGAGCGGTGTCTTATATCGGAGATGATAGGGGTAATGATGTAAAATATGCGATGAATGATTTTAACGATAGACCCGTTAGAAGTTCATTTTACCTAAGTTCAATGTTTGATTCTGTTGCTGCGGGTCTTCTTCATCAATCAAAAAATATTACAGAAGGAGGACCAATTGGTGGAAAGTTAACTTGGATTAGTAGAAAATCACAAAATAAAATAGGATTATATAATAAAGAATTTGCTTCTGAAGAAACACAATATACTGACTCAGCGTCATATAGATTTAGATTTAGAAACGATTCAATATTAGGTATAACACAAGAAATATTAGACACTTTACCTACAAACGGATTAGAACAACATTCTCACGTCGCAAACGTCATCGACCAAACAAGTAGAATCTTTAGAGATGGTGGAAAATCTATGTCGAGAGGTTCTAATGTAAAATACGTAGATAAGTTTAGTGGAGATGAAACGGGTGTAGAATATTGTAGAGTATGGACAAAAGATAGGTCACATCTAAATTATTCTGACACAATGAAAAGAACAGGTTTAATACGAAAGTTCGATTCAAGTGTAATGACCGCCCCATATAATTTAAACATATATCCAAATTCTGATGGTAAATCATCATTTGACCAATCGACAAATATTGTTAAAGGTAATGGTGGATTTTACGCAAAGAAATATATGTTTTCTATTGAGAACTTAGCGTGGAAAGCATCGAATGTACCGGG